AAGACCCCATGCCTGAACTCATGATGCCAGTGGTGAAGTCGCGGGGACCAAGGGCTGTTGCTTGGGCCGCAAGGTTTGAGCCGAAGTTGCCACCAATCAACTGAAGATTGGACGGGTTGTAGGCCGAGCCGACTTGCAGCGGGCTGCGGTAATCGTTTGCCGATCTTACGTTCTTGTCAAAAATCCCTGAGCCGACGGCGGCGAAGGATGGACCGATGCCAAGGTCGCCAGAGATTTGTGGCGCGGCGCGGAGCGCTTCGAGGTAAGACGCGATTGGTAGACGTGTTTCGTTCATAACTTGAGCGCGACGAGCAATATCTTTGTCATAGCCTTGGAACAAAGTGTTCTGAAGACCTGACATATATTTCAGTGCGTCGTCCGTCGCTTGGTTGTCGGCCTGAACGTATTTGTCGCCAAGGGCGCGGGCTACTTCGGCGCGGCGGGTTGCGCCTGTGCTGGAAGCGTCTACGCCACCACGGATTAAAGCAGCTTCGTTTTGTGAGGAAGCGATGTTTGCGGCATGATCGAGGGCAGCAGAATAGTTGCCCCTGCGGCGTTCGACTTCCGCGTTGATGTCTTCGTTGGTGACGGATGGGGCTTCGCGGATGTTACCAAGTTGGCGCAGTGCGGCTTGTGTGGCGTTGCGAAGATCGCCAGTTGCGGTGTCATATGCGCCGCGTTGATTATAGGTCATTGCGCGGTTGGATGCGGCAATCTCTTGGGCGCGGCGAAGCTCGTCGATCTGGAACTGACGTTCGTTCGAGCGTGTGGCGCGGTCCTCGTAAAAACGGCGCATGTCTTCGTCGCGCTCACCAGAAGCTATGGCTTGCGCGTTCTTGAGTTCATCGAGAGCCGTGGCGCGTTCGGATGCGCTAATGCCCTGTGAACGGATGTATTGCTGGAGTTGAAATTCGCGGTTACGGGCTGCGTCTTTGTCGAGGCCCATCTGGCGTTCGACAATGCTTTGGTATTCGTCTTTCTTTTGGCCGCGATCCTCGTTCAAGAGACTGCGGCTGATGGCAGACTCGTTGGCTTTAGTGCCACGGTCGGCCTTGTAGAAGTCTACTCCTTGATTGTAGCGGTCAACTTGGTCACGGTAGTAATCTTCAGAGCGGCCAATGACATAGCGATTGAACTGCTCTTGCTGCTGACGTGCGTATTCCGCCATCTTTGTTTGATACATAGATGCGGCAGCGGCGCTTTTGGCAGATTGCATCCCGCCAAAAGCACTTGCTGCTGCTCCCGCTAGTCCTAAAACTTCTGCAAACATTGGTTGTTTCCTTAGCCGATACCAAGGGCGGTCTTAAATGCTGAAGACATGGTGCTTGAGGCTTCTTCCTGCTGTTTCTTTTTCAGGAGTGCAGCGTATTCTTCTGCCGTAAGCGGGATGCCATTGACTGTGTAAACTTGGTTTGCTCCAATGACACTACCGACAGAGCCAGCTTCTTTTTTGGCGATTGCGTCGCGAGCAGCCGCGTCGGCTTCAAGACGCTTCAGCTCAGAGTCCAAGCGACCTTTGATCGAGGTGAGTTCATCACCCGATTGGCTTGAGTTGTATAATTGAGCGAGGTCAAAGAGTTTCTTATAGTCGCCAGAGGTGGCGGCGTTCACGGAGTCAGTGTCGTAAAAGGACTGATCATTGAACTTCTTCATGAGGGTCTTGGCGTCACCTTCAATGGTGTTGCGGTAGTCTGCCAATTGCTGAAGGCGGTCTTGGACGGCCCTGCGATTTGCAGTGATGTTGGTCTTGTAGGGGTTCACGTCTCCGCCTGTGAACATGCCTAGTTCGGAGAGAAGCGCGTTCTCCTTGTCGAGACGGCTTGTGAAGTCACTCTCGTTGTAGAGAGGAATGTCCATCAGGCCAGAGGAAAACTTGGAGCTTTCGGCCTGTAGACGCGCAAGCTCGTCAGCGCGTTGTTTTTTGATGGCAGCGAGCGATGTTTCTGCTTCGCCAAGGGACTTGATTGCGCCACTAAAGTCCGTGTCAAGGAGCGAGGAGAAGCCGCTAATGTCAGACCTTTGGTTGTTGATGTTGTTTGCGAGGTCTGTCAGGCTTTGCAGATTGTACATGCTGGAGTTGCCAGCTTGCCCAGCATAGGTGTTTGCCAAATTTGTGTAATTTTTCTGTGCAGCCGCAATGCGGTTCTGCTCATCTTTACGCTGGTTCAGCAGGCTAGCCACATTGCTTTTCAGCCCTGAGCCTTCGTTCAGCAACCCACTGAAATCAACGGACAGAGGCGACTTGTAATGCGATGCTTCGTAATATTTGTCCTCAAGGCTTTTTGAAAGCGCATTGAGTTTGTCTTCATTGGTGATGTTGTATCCACCCAACGCGGTGCGACTGGTGTTCAGGAAGTCTTCGAGGCCAGTCCTGTAATCAGTGTTACGCTTTGTCTCGTTTGCCTTTTCAGTGTCGAGAGCAGCGTATCGTTGAGCCAGGGTGTTAAGTGCGGATGTCGCACTTGTCTCAGGCGCGTAGGTGTAATCGCCTTTGATGTCTGACGAGAAGTTTGCCAACTGGGATTGGAGATTTGAGAGGGGAGACTTGTCGAAGCCTGCTGATGCATAGCTGCCCAAGTTAAGCGCGTTGGCGTTTGAGATTGCTGGGGTCAGATTTGCGTTCAGGCTATCAAAGAATTTGCTGTAGTTTTTTTCTGCGGTCGTTCTCTGCCCCATCAATCCTTTGAGGGTGCTGATGTCGTTGGAGATGTTGTTATTTAGACCGCTATAGAGGTCATTGTTGATCGAGGATAGGGTGGGGTTCTCAAGCTGAATGGTCGCGTTTGCGTATTCGGGCAAGGAGTATGTTGACGTGAATTTGAAGTCAGATGGCTTGGTCATGCCACCAAGCGAACTGAGGAGGTCGTTGTAGGTGGTGTTATAGGCTTTGCCGTAATCATCAACGCTCTTGATGTCGAGAGCATCGAGGTTGTTGTGCGCCGTCTTGTACTGGTTCGAGAGGCCAGTCAGGCTGTCGTTGAACGATTTGACGGAGGCGTTGTAGTCGAGCGCCTGCTGGTTCAGTTTATTCTGAAGCTCAGTACGTTTCGCAGCAATTTCTGGCTGATAGTCAGCGGGTGTTTTGGGTGCTGGTGGTGCTTTTGGTGATCCCCCCATTTCAAATCTCCTTAGAAATATTTAGGGTGTGTTGCTTGAGGCCGAAGTGTTTGATGTAAGGCTTCCAGCCAGTGCGGGTTTGACCTGTTAGACGAGTGCAGTTTTTTTCGCGGGCGTATTGGAGGAAAGCTTCCCACCCAGCAAGGACATCATCCCAATGACGCGTTTTGCCGATGACGTAGAGGACGTCGAAGGTTCTTACGTCTGAGGGCCAATCGTTGATCTGGGTGATGGCAATGCCTTGGAACTCGTCACCACGGTCTGCTCGCCACATTGTGTAATCGTCGCACAGGCAGCAATCGAGCAGGAGCATGGGGGTCGTTTGGTATATGTCACGCCGCTTGAACATGCGGGTGATTTGGGGGAGCAGATCGGTGTAGAGGTCGATCATCTCGTCTTGGTCTGTGACGCGCACGACCTTGCTCTCGCTGGTTGGCAAGTAGCTCAGGTGTGATGGGTCAACAATAGCAAGCATTAGATAACCTGTTGGATTGCGATAGAGACTTCGAGATCGGCAGCCGATGATACGTTGGTCACTTTGACACCAAGGGAGACCGAACCAGAGGTCGAGTCCACGCTGATGGTGGAACCCAATGTGCTTTCGACGGGGTTGACCGAGAGACTTGCACCAGCAATTTGACTCACGCCGTTCACGGTAAATTCACCAGTGCATGTGCCAGTCGAAAGGCGATAGGCAATGCCGATGATTTTGTACTTTTCTTGGAACGAACGGACCACAATGTAATTGGTGCCTGTCGTTAGAGCGCCAGCAAATTTTGCGTAGATGGTGCGCTTAGAAAAGCCGTCAGGAAGTTGAGTTGTTGGAAGGCGGCCAGAGCTATCGAGGGTTGCGACGCCGTTGGCTGCGGCCTTCTGGGTGACTGCGATGACCGAGGAGAGGTCGATTGTTTTGTAAATGAGCGACTGGCCAAGGGCGTCCACGCCAACATATTTGCCAGCGTCGGCTGCTGCGGGTGTGGCGAGCAAGGTTTCTGGCGCAGTTTGCAGCCATGCTGTGCCGCTATAGAACTTGAGGCGGTTTGGCGTGGTTGAAGTATCCAGCCAAAGGTTGCCAGCGGTGGGGGATGTGGGGTTTGTGGATGAGACCGAAATGCGGGCAGCGGACGAGACAAGGGCTGACAACGAGGCAACGCGGTCTGAGGGGATTTGCGCTGCGTTGATTGCCAGTTTGGTGTAAGGGATTTTGCCTGTGGTCGGGTCTACATACAGGCTTTCCAGCATAAGGCCCGTCACGCTTGTGGTGTCTGCCTTGGCGACGGCAATGATTGTGATCGTGTTGCCAGAGGCGACTGATGCGTTAAAGGTGATGATGTTATTTGCGTCGTCGATGATGTAGTCGTAGGAGCCGCCAAAACGCTGAAGGACGCCGTTCTTGTAGACTTGGATTTCGTCAACTGTGGTGTCAAACGAAAAACCAAAGTTGGACTGGTAGCCTGTAGTCACGGTTTCTGAACGGCGATACTGACCAGTAAAGGCTGGGCGCACACGAAGGGCAGTCAGAATGTTTCCGTTTACGGCAGATGAGACTGTGACAGTGCCGACCGAACCTGATGAGGATACAGTCTGCGTATAGTCGGTTGTTTCGACCAGAAGAACGCCGTTCTTGTAGACTTGAATGGAGTCTGTTGCGGCGTGGTCGTAAGCAAATGTTTTCACGTTGCCTGCGACAGTATAGTCGTACCTCTGCGAGAAGATTGGTGCGGGGATCAGGCCAAGGTATTCTCCTGCTTCGCCTCGCAAAGATGAGGTAGCAGCAATAGTGGTCCATCCAGCGGTTGGGTCTGTGTACTGGCCGACACGGTATTGGAGGCCATCGGCGGACTCAAAGCGAAATTCGATAGGGCCGTCCCATACGCCATTGGCGTCGAACAACTGCGTGAGGAGTTCGGAGAGCGTTTTGTTACCAAACTCGGCAGAGTTGAGGTAGCGCACAACAGACTCAAACTCGGTGTTGATGTTGTCCGATGAGGTGTAATTCTGAGGGTTAACCTGACGCAGACGAGTCATCACTCTTTCCTTGTGCGAATTGCGAAGCCGCTTAGACGAACCAACCCCGCGCCTGTAATCGTAAACTTGAAGCGGACGCCTCGTATTTTGTGTTCAAAGATGCGTTCGTATTGTTTGGAGACTGGCACGGAAAGGTAGTCATTGTCGTCCAGTGCGCCGTCTATTTCCATTTTGATTACCTCGATCAAGCTGCCGTCATCACGGGTTGCTTCGATCTCGATTGCGCCAGAGCCAGAGGCTTGAACGACGAGGCTGTGGGTGTGCTTGTTGTTGGAAATGTCGCCAAGCCAAAGGATCGGTGTGATGGCTGTTGCGATAGGTTCGTTTGTGGCTGCCACAGAAGCAGGAACTATTGAGAAAAGCCCAGCAGGAGAACCGTAAACGAGCTTGCCGCCCAAGAACGCGCCGCAGCGGGCTTGGAGGAAGTCGCCAGTAGAGAAGCGGGTATTTTGCTCTGCGCCTGTCGGGATTGTTACGGTAAGGCGCTTTGCATAGACCGAGTCTGGTTGGGGGAAGAAGACATGGTATTGGCCTTCGTCGCGGTCGTAGACAGCATTGATGGTTTGAGTGTCGGTGACGCCACGGACAAGGCTGCGGAACAGGTTCTTCACGGGTTCTGAAAGCGTAACGGACTGCATAACGATACCATTGTCACGCGAGCGACGCAGTGAATGGATACCATTTCGGGAGCAGAAAAGGATGTCGTCGCCTGCTGGCTGGATGGTGTTGTGCGATATGCAGCCAAAGTTGACGTTGGTGCGGTCGTCGATAGCCCACTGGGAAATGTCAGGGTCTAGTTTGAAGACGAAGGCGCGGTCTCTCGTGAAGATAACAAGACGGTTCTGCTCGATTGGTGACAGTCCAGTAATCTCGTCAACTGATGCCAAAAGGTTGCCAACGTCTATATAGCCAGCGCGGAGGACGCTTGCTTCTCCTGCCGCCTCTTCGGCTGCAAAGACGTTGCCGTTATCGACGCGGCTGATCAAGACGACTGTTGGAAGAGACGGTATACCAGCTACGCACAGGCGGCGCTGCACAGTGGTGCCAAAGGCGGGAGTTAAATATTGAATTGAGGACGCGAGGGCTAGGCTAAATATGGAGCCGTCAAACTGAATAGGAGCTAGGCCGCGTTGGAAGAATACAAGTTTGCGGGAGAAGGCAGTCGATGCGACGGGGGCAAAGCGAGAGAAGGCTTGCGATAAGGAAATGTCGTTGTCTGATACCAAGGCAATTGTGTTGTCCTCGGCGAGGACTGCGGCTGCGACACCAGTGGGGCTGTAGAAGTTGACGTGCTGGACGGGGGACGTGGTTTTTATGAGTTCAGCGCCACGCTCAAGGGTCACTTGCCCTACAGAGTCAACATAGGCGTTGTTAAGGGAGGAGAATGACTGGTTCTCCCCTACGTCCGCATTGGCATCTGGGCGCAGGGTTGCAAGGCCGCTAAAGGGAGCGTAGGCGCGGACACCAAGTTTGAGTTGAGGGTTTGTTTGGTAAACGCGGGTCATCTATCGACCACCTGAAATTCAGGGCGGCGTTTGCCGTAGAGGCGTTCATAGAGGATTTGGTTTGCGGTCTTTGAGTAGAGTTGCATGAAGAGTTGCATCTTGGGCGAGCCTTGCTGCAAGGAAAAATGCATCAGGAGGCCATTGATCAAGATGGGGTCAGGGACGTTGCGGATGTCGGATTGATGATTGTAATAGTTGACGTCAACGTCAGCAGGCCAATACGGGTGATGGCGGATGTCTTCGACCACCATGTTGGCAAATTCGAGGAACATGAGCATTGTGTCTCCGTCGATTGTGGACGGAGAAAATTCGCCGTAACGGCGAAACGCTTGGTAGACAAGCGTTTCGAGCGGGCTGTTCGGGTTGCTGATCTGAGAGTTGACGTCCGATACGCGATTGGCAGGCTCAGATTGTGGCGTCAGACCTGACGATGCGGTTGCGCTGGACATGATAATGCCTTTCAAACTGAGGAGCTAAGTCTGCTGGGACACGCCAAATGAGGCGGCGGTCTTCCATGCGGCGTTCTGGGCGGATGTTCTCAACTTCAAACTCAAACCCTTCAGGCTCGCGGCTTACAAAGTTGACAAAGCTGGGAGCCACTGATTTGGCGGCGCGTGGGGTTGGCAACTTGCGCTTTTCTTCTTCCGCTTTGGCCACGAGTTCGAGGGCTTGGGTTACTTGTTCGACTGCAATGCTGGACATAGACGCTCCTAAAGAAAAATAAGGGGGGCAGTTGCGCCCCCCTTATCTTGGCTCGAAAGTAGAACGAATGTCGTCCTAGCTTAGGCGCGGAGCTTCCAGTTCTTGATGTAGGCATGAGGAGCCGACTGGAGCATTTCGAGGCCACATTCGGTCAGGTACTCGTGCTTAATCAAGTCTTCGTCGTTGTTCTGGCGGTTTTCCAGAAGAGCGGTATCGCGACCTTCGAGGTAGCGGTAACGCAGATACGGGAAGTCAACGATCACCATCGCGCTGTCCATGCCAGAGATCTGGCGAAACTGCGGGTGCAGATGCACCATCAGGTCGCCAGCGAAGGTGGTGTACTGCGTCAGAGAGACGCCGTAGCTGCCTTCGACCTGGACTGGCTTCCAGCGGTCTTTACCAAACTGCTGAAGATGGTTTGCGACGGTTGCACCGACGAACGCGATCTTCTGGCTGGAGCCATACTTGAAGACCGTGCTGATCAACGTGGAGTCGAATGTGGACTCGGTCATCGTGTTCGATGCCGAAGAAGACAGGTCGATTACGTTGTCGATGCTGTTAATCAGCCCGCCAGTGTAACGGGTTGGCTGATTGGTCGAACCGTTTGTCTCGGCTTTGATGCCAAAGAACATGGCGCGTTCGATGTCGCTCATGTGCAGCTTCAGTGCCTTGGTGGCCGACTCTTCGAGCTTGTCACCAGTGCGGAGGTAGGTGTTCTTCAACGTGTTTGTGACAGCAAATGCAGTACGGAAAATCTGCGTGAAGTTGCTGACGGTTGAGGCGTCGAAGCCGATAGGCGTCGGAGATGTTCCACCTTCAGCCCCAGCATAGCCAGCAACGAAGAGCTTGGCTGTGTCTGCGATCTGATAGGAGGTTGCGCCGATGTTGCGGGTGACAGCAAGAGTGGTGCTGGTCGTATCGGCAGTCACCTGCATCACTTCACCAGTGGTGGCGTTGATGAGGATTGCGCCTTTGATAGCGAACTTGTTGTCGTCCGAAGCCGTGATTGTGATAGAGGCGGTCGATGTCGAGGCGATTGCGCCATTAACAGTCAACACGCGATCTGGCAGGGTATCACGGAAGTTCTTGAACTCAGGGTCATCCGTGGACTCGGAAGCGCCCATAGCCAGCAATGCGTTGAGCGGGGCGTTGCCGTTTGGCTCAAGCAAAGTGAAGAGTTCGCGGTAGTTCTTGGGGCGGAAGTCGGTGCCGAATTGGCCCGTACCACGCATCCCCGTAATTGCTGCTGATCCAGCCATAACGAAATACTCCTATTGGGAGGGGGGGAAGGTTTTGCGGTTTATCGCGCCGAGGGCCATTCGATCCCAGAAAGGCACTTATGGTAAACTACGCGGCTTGTGCGGCGCAGCTTGGGTCCATGTCGTAAGAATAATATGATTAGGGGGACTTATCGTCCCCCTAATTTTAGCTTACGAATTTTTTTGCCATCGCTGTGTTGACGAGGCTATCGAAGGTGCCACCGCCCTCTGAGGCGGCGGGAGCAACGCCACCACCAGAGGGCGATGCGCCGAGCGAGCCTGTGTAGGCTTGACGGCGTTGGGCCATAGAGCGAAGGCGCTCCATTTCAGGTGAGTTCATATTGTTGCGGAAGTCCGCCATGACTTTGTAGGTCAGGCTAGGATCAACAAAGTCTTCGAGGGTGTAGCCGCGCTCGGATGCGTAGACCATGAAATCTTGGGCCGCCGAGTCTGGAAGTTGCAGGGCCATCTGAGCGCGGTCCACATTTGTGCCAATGGAGGAGCGGATGGCTTGGCTGCGTGTGTCGCGGTTCTGGGTGTTCATTGCTTGGGCTGCATCAGCGACGCCTGCTGATTTTTGCATGACGCCCTGCATCATCTCGGCCATCTGCTGCATCATCTGCTGCTGTTGCATCTGGCCGTGCAACATTTCTTTGTAGCCTGGGGGAAGAGACGCGGCGTTCTCTTCTTCCCAACGCTTGAGCTTGGCCTCGAAAGAGTCTGCTGGCATGTCGCGGGCGGTGGTTTCTGGGCCGCGATTTGAGGCTTGTGTTTCACCAAAGGTGGCAGGACCGTCGGCCCCGCGCTTTGCCTGCTCAATCATAACCTTTGCCATCTGCACGGGGTCTTGCACGTTAAAGTGACCCATGATGGCTTCGGCTGCTTCCATGATTGGTTTCATGGTTGCGTGTTTGTGATTGAGGGCTGAGTAACGGTCGAAGGTGGAGGCTATCTGTTCGGGTGTCAGATCACGCTGCTTGTCACCAAACTTGACCTTGTAGACGACTGCGTCCGCTTGGGTGTTTGTGCCTTCGTCATTGGGAGCGCCAGCGGCGGCGGCGATTTCTTGCGCTGTCGCAGGAGCCACGGTTGGCTGGGGTGGTGGCGCGGGCGCGAGCTCGGGGTGGTGGCGGAGGAGCAGCGAGCGCATCGT